TATACGGAAATGAAGATAAACAATTTTATTGTAGTTACTCTAAAATGGGTGAATTAATTAACTTTAAAGATCCAAAAAATTTACGCACAATTGTTAACAACCTTGATAGATGTTGTATCATAAAAATTATAAGTAGAAATAAAATAAAGAAAACTGTTCAAGTAGAAAGGGGATATAAAGTATATAAAGAAAAAAATGTTTATAAATATCTTTTACATCAAAGTGATATTATTATTAAAACGATAGTAGATGAAAAATATTTAATTAATGATTTTTATACTATTTATAAAGTATGTATTGATAATTATGATTTTAAAGTTAGTAGAAGTTTTAGAAAAAATATAGAAAAATATTCATATGAGTAAAGTGATAAGTATATTATATAGGGGATTTCAAGCAATATATAATATATTTTAGGTGTTTAACTGTGTGGTCGATCTCAGTTAATGATTAATTAAACCAAATAACCCTTAAAGGAGCATCAATAGTTTTAATTTGGAAAGAATTACTAAATTAGAAATGGACTATCTAATTTCTAAGAATATTATCAAACAAAAAAAAGGAAATTATAAGGATTATGCAGGGGATAAACAGATAGTGGTAACAGGTCGATATGGTAGTGGTAAATTTAAACAAAGATTTTTACCAGATCCAACATATAACTACTTATTGAAGTTACAAAAGGAAGATAAACAAAAGTTAGTTAGTATAGATATTATAGATATTAATAAAATTAAACATAACCAAAGATATATGTTTAATTCAAGTGGGTAATGTGCCATGAAGAACAGATATAAAATAAAAAGAAATTTATTAGTGGACAGGTGGTATCAATAATATTGCTAAAGTGTTCTAGTGACACCAATTGCCTGATGCAATATTCTAAGGAAATATTTGATAAATTTGATGTAGTTTATATAACTGGATATGTACTTCGTGAATTAGAAAAGCATAAACAAAGTAACAATGAAGAAAAGAAATATTTATCACGTAGAGCAGTTA